TGTAACAGGTGCTGGTGCTTGTGTAACAGGTGCTGGTGCTTGTGTAACAGGTGCTGGTGCTTGTGTAACAGGTGCTTGTGTAACAGGTGCTGGTGCTTGTGCAACAGGTGCTTGTGCAACAGGTGCTTGAACAACAGTCCCAAGTGCTTGTATATTTTTACCAGAATATTGAATTTTATTATAATTTGTCATATGCTTACTAGAAAACATATATTTATCTAGACACTTGATAAAATTTGATACCATTTAATAAATCTATTAATAAATATTGTATTGATAGCTTTATTATAGTTTACTAAACACTTTTATATGGTTTATTATAAACTTTTGTAAAAAAATGTGTATTAAGAAAAAAATTCCTGTTCAATTTGTTCTTGTTGGTCTTCTATATTGTGTAAATGTTTCTGCTGTATATCCACATAATTTAAGAATTCTTCAAGTTGTTTCATGACATTATCGTCTTGTTCGGTTAAATTTATAAAGACACCATTGTTATTTTCATTCATTGTAATGGTGTGAATTTTACTTAACATACGTAATGCTTCAATCTGGTGATGTTTAGTCAGGGATTCTAAACGCTCTTTAATCTCAGTTTTGCTCAACATTTATTATAATATAGTATAGTGAGCAGTATTTAAACGTTTTTATATTAATCTTCTAGGATTAAACGCGGTTTACGTTTCGGTCCAGGCGGCTTCGCAGAAACAGGTTGAACACTCGGTAGTGGTTCTTCTAGCTCGGTGGCTTTCACCGGCTCTTTTATTTCTGCTTTCACAGGCAACGCTTTCGGTACCAACTCTGCAATAATAGAAATATATTTATCGTTTAATTCATACCGTTGCCCTATGACCTTCACTATAATATCATCATTTTCCTTCACTTCGGAGAAATACGGGGTCATGTAGTGATGATCACGTGCCACAAAAATTACCACCGGACTCGGCGAATCGTTAGTTTCAGCCCGAATACCAGCCTTGGTAATATTCTTTGCAATACAATTAATTGTCATTCCTTCTACTGGTGAACAAATACTACATTCATAAACTACTTCAAATGTTACATTTGACCCCTGCACTAAACCACTGGAATACGTCATTATTTTTGTGGACCGTTGTTTGACAAAACCTTCAACAATGCATTTCCCTTCAATATCTGAGGCAATCATGCTCTCCAAAGTTTGTTTAATATTACTTCCAATATTCTGAATATTGACGTGGATTTTCTTGGTAATTAGCGCATTGCTGAATAGGGCCACATTGTTTTTTTGTGACATTGTCTTATATTGTATAAATGTAATAATATTTAAATGTATTCAATTTTAATATAAAATTGAATAATTTTAATATATACATTTATATTTCATAATAATAATAATAATAATAATAAAATGGCACAATTAAATGAAAATGATATAAATGAAACCTTTATCACAACCACTCCCCAAAAAATACGCACTTCTTTAGCTACAACCAAAAATACACAAACAAGCATTACATACCTTCCTCCATATAATCGGGCTAAAACGTTTGTCACTATTGCAAGACAAACTGAGTGGTGTCATTATGAATGTTGCTGGTGTTACAAACGTAATTCAATTGATTCCCGTTGTTGTGGGGTGTGTTATGCATGTTGTCCGAGCAAAACAGTAGCCAAACAATGCAATTTTTGTCCAAATGATTTTAAAATGTATTGGGATTCCGGTTATGTGCAAACCAGCACTGGCTATGGTGTGTTAGACGAAAAGAACGGAATCTGTTGTTGGTTTTGTTTTCCGATAAAATTTCCTTTATTCTTTCCGTGTTGTTTAGGTTCGCTTGGTAATGAATGTATTAATTATATGCGCAATACTAATCTGAATTATTTATTCTAAATACTGTTACACATTTATCAACCATAACTGCATAGAAAGAGTGAGTGTAAATGTGCAAACAAAACGAAACAAAATTATTAGTAAGACAAATTCTCTATATCAATCAACAACGCTTCTTCCGGAGTAACAAACCAACTCCGCCCACCTTTGCGTTGCAAGTTATATGTTCGTAAAAACATTTCTTGAATCACGCACGCATGTGTATGATTAATAGCTTCCAATTCATCTGGCACATCACTTTCCGGCACGTTGTGCAACTGGCGATTCTTTTTCTTTTCCACAATAATATCTTTATATTTCGTCTGAATAAGGGCCAAATACGCCTTGTACATGTCTTCGCCTAAAATTTCCTGTAACATTTCTGTGGATTTACCATAACATCGTGCTCCTTTATTGCGTTTCTTCTTGACGCCGTTTAATTCAAACACTTTAAGTTTAAAGACAATATTATTCTCTTCTTTCTTAAAATTTGCCATAAACCCGACCACACTATTTAATTTCGTGTTGGCTGGGAGAAACTGATTCTTTAGCGCAGCAATAGGTTTTTCTAAATCATTGATGTCTTCTGCTTCGGCAGGAAACCATATATTTTCTTTCTGTATTAATAACTGTAATACATTTTTATGTTGGACATATATACCCGTTATTCCTTTATTACTGAAATTATTCTTTAATAAAACCTGCTTTATTTTTTCACTAAAATCATCAGGTGTAAAATCTCCTTGGATTAACCCAGTTAACAATACAATTTTTTCTTCATATAATAAATCATCGCAAATATGGTTCATCAATGCTTCTACGAGAAGATTTCGGGGCAAACCTAATGTCACCATTTCGTCAATAACTTCACTACAGAACTTGTACCAATTGTCTTCTCCGCGCTTGGGTTTATTTGGTACAATGGCCAATTGATATTTCTCTCGCAAATTCTGCAATAATTCAGTAAAAGCATCATTCTTTTTAGGAAGAGGGTGTGGTTCCTGTATCTGCTGTTCAGATTGGACCTGTTTTACAGCTTTTCCTGTTTTCTTCGTTTTTCCCGTTGGCTTTTCCGTTGGCTTTTCTCCCATGGCCTTTTTCAAATCAATATTAATCATTTCATGTTTAAATTCCACCGGCATGGTACGTTCCAACAAACCAATATGAGGGTTATTTAATTCCAAAGGTTGAAACAAATACAAATCTCCGATATTAATTAAATTACCTAACCGCCCGTATTTATCACTAATATATTCATTTCTCTCTTCCACTAGTTGGTTGAGCGCGGCATTTATTTGAACCTCTGGATATGTTTTCACCGCATTCAACATGGCTACAAGCAAAGTCTTCCGGTAAAAGAACCGCTCTTTCATCAACTGTTTTATCTTATAAATAATCTTATCATTGTTCATCATAATAAACGCTTCCCCATAGGTAGCATTATTAGTGGCATCGCCTTCTAGTTCTTTCGCCGGTTTACATGTGTAACTGCATTTGTCCATATAATCACATGTAGCTGAATACGGTTTATCTCCTACGGCATAATCCAGTGTGCCTCCGGAGGACAATTCTAGTGTAACCGTCTGTTGCATATTTTCGGCGATAAAATTAGCCTGCTGATAGTTTAAAATACAATCCACCGCGATTTCTTTAATGACTCGGCTGACATTACCAATTTGCACGGCTTTCAATTCTGCTAACCGGTAGACATATAAGTCCACCGCTTCTTCTCTCTTGTCCTGTAAAAGTGAACCATAAAGATATATCTCCACATTGCGTTTGACAAAAGGTAAGTCTTTGTGACTGCACGTCCGTACAGCCCGACCAATAATCTGTTCTATACGGTTCATATTATACCAAGGGTCCAAGACATGCACTTGGCGGATAAATTTTAAATCTAACCCCTCAGACCCGGCGAGCGAAATCAGGACAACCTTGACTTGTTCGCCATTTTTATTATTGAGGTCGGTCGCCATATTGATATCTTTCAAATTATCTGGAGATAAACTTTTGTCACCGGTAATCATTATGTATTTAGCCGGGTTGAATTTAATTTTTTTATCGTCTGTCCTTGTCTTTAACGTAATCGCGTCTATTTTCTCTGTTGGTGCTGTTTTAAACAACGTTTTCACTGTCCCGGCCCGTGTAAACCCCAACTCTTCCAATGCAATCGCAATCGGAAGGAGTCCTCCATCAATATACTGGGCGTACACCAATACTACACCAGTAGAATTCATAATACGGTCACATATTGACTTGATTTTTCCGCTGTATTTGCCAATTTCATTGGGCGCAAAGATGCGTCCCCATTTACTCGGTTTATATTCAAAATCATACCGTCCCGGCGGGGAAATAGTCTCGGTAAACGTCATGAGACGTTTTAAGCCCCCGGACCCGACAATATCCACCGTGTCAATGTTTACGGGGGCTGCTGCTACTGCGGGTTGTGTTTCTTCTACTACCTCGTTTGTGTCCGAAAGTCTCTCGTCCGGATAAATCATATTCAGGGCCTCCATCGGTTTTTGAAGCATCGTATAACCAAATGCTTCCAAATTTTCAAATGCCATCCCTTTGGTCTTGTTTTGTTTGACCTTTTTTAAAATATAATCGTACCCTTTTTGTTGATAAGTTCCCGTCTCCACTAAATATAAAGAGAGAAAATCAATATGTTGTACCAAAGCTTTGCCGTTTAATTGCACGACGGGGGCAGGTTGTACGGCAAAAGTGTGTTGGGGGGCAAATTCAGCCGGCCAAATTTTATATGGAAACGTATACGGATTTTCACCTCGCACATACGAGATGTAACCAGTCGCTTTACGAATCAACAATTCTTCACCCACCGGCTCCCCCGTCTTACTTAACTTAAACGCTCCTTCTGCATTAAATACATCTTTAATTTCAATTGTGGCCCGTCGGTCATTTAGATTCATCAAATTTACTAGCCAAATAATTTCCTTATAACTGTTATACATCGGGGTGGCCGACAGCAAAAGTAACCGCAAATTATCCGCATATGTCACCAGCTTAAACAATTCTTGGGCCACCCGTTTCTTATCTGGGTTGTCATCGGAAATCCTGATATTGTGAACTTCGTCAATAATGATTAAACGGTTACTAAAATGTTGTTTGAGTTTATTGCGGATAATGTTACTGCGTTTTTTCGGGTCGGTTACTTCATCTCCCACGGTGCTTTTTTTTTGAATATAATTGGCAAATTCCGTATAACCCAGAAACACATAATACGTATTAATAATGCGCTTCACTTGGGTTATAATCGTCTCTTTCGTCAAGCCTTTCATATTCATCGGATTGATTTCCTTTAAAAACTTATTCCCTGTACAGGAGCGAATATTCCATAACCCGTCAATGAGTTTGAGTTTCCGTTCATCAAACAGCTGTAAGCGAAAGTTTTCTTGTACATTGGGGGAAGCAACCACGATAATGCGGTTTGCAATATTCATTTGGATTAAATAATCCCGCATTTCTTCGGCAATACTAATAGCAGAGCAGGTTTTCCCACTCCCTAAACCGTGATAGAGCAATAAACTGTTATAGGGGGTTTGGAAAGAGAGAAAATTCCGGACAAACAGCTGATGCGGGGCTAATTCAAAATCGGCATTACACATTATTTCAGACTCTGCCACGACATCTTTGATTTCCCCGTCATACTGGGTGTCATAGAACTCTTTGCGGATCGCCAGATTTACATTAAAATTTGAATCGTTGAGATTAGGATAAAGGTAAGTTAAAGATGTGTCCGCTACGCTTGAACCTGTGGTTGAAAACTCTGCCCGCTCTTTCAATTCCATTTTATTCTTCTGTTCATTTATTTTTGCGGCATTACCAGTTGACTCGGCTGGTCCAACAAGCGTAGTAGCGGCGGTCTCAACAATAATCGGCTGGTCATTCACGATTGGTTCAATCGCCGGTAAAGGCTCTGTCACAGTTGCAGGTGTTTTCTTATCTTTTTTATCACACTCTCCTGTTTTTTTATTTTTTCTTGTTCCTTTTGGACAACGGGTTTTAACCTCTTTAGTACTCATTACTATACACGTTTAAAAAAAGTATCACAAACAACCACAACCTTTTAGAAAAGGATGGTTAGGTATAAACGTTATATTTCCCTAGCACCGTGTTAATTTTTGCAAACATGTCTAGTTTCTCTAAATTATATGGACGAATTAACTTTATGGCCGTCTCATAGGTGCACCACGTAATTTTACTAATCTCTGTATCTTGGTAAGGTTTGTAAGGTTCTTGTGTTAAATGAATATTCCCCAAATAATATTTATGTTTGTAAGATTTATAATTTGAACCAGTAAAAATTTCTTCATAAGGTAAAATGTTTTGAAGAATCTTTATACTATGGGTGGGGTAACCTGTTTCTTCTTCAAATTCACGTAATCCACAAGCAAGGTCTTTCTCTAAATTATTATGCCGACCTTTCGGAAAACCCCATTCAGGTTCTGTCCAATCCGTCTCAGATTCAGCGATTAAGGATTGTAAACTGTATTGATACGCGTTTGTGATTGAATGTCCCACCCGGTTTGCCAATGCATTTTGCATTGTGCCTATACTATTTGAATTAATAGTAATACCCATTTTAACTGCTTCAAATTTATCCCTAGCGTTTTTTTCCTCACTCCGAAATTGATTACACACACAATCACCCCATAGACCAAACCATAACGTATCAAAGTCTTCATTTAAGATTTTTTCTTTTTCTGCTCTTGTCATTTCCGAGATGATATTCAATAAATATAATTTATTATTTAAGGAGTATTTGCCGCGCATAAATTCAATATAGCCAATTGTATCCTTCCGCCGAATCAATAAATACTCAAGTTGTTTCTCCGCATTATACCGAAACGCAATGATACCTACGCTCGTAATTGGGAACTTACAATTATTAAACGTATGTCCGGATATTCCACAATTATTACAATGACTTACACTTATGCGGCTACTGAGAGTATCACTTATATTTCTAACTGGACGATAAATTCTTGTTTTTGAATAAGGTTCGGACATTGTGTTATTGGTTAAATCAACAATGTTTTTATATCTTTTATTATAATGACCTTAAACCCCGAAATTTGGGGACCACATTATTGGTTTGTATTGCATACGATTGCCATTACCTATCCAGAACGACCGAATGACGTAGTAAAGAAGAAATATTATGACTTTATCACTAATTTGCCATTATTTCTCCCCGTGAAAGAAATAGGAAATGGCTTTAGTAAAATGTTAGACAAATATCCGGTGACCCCTTATCTAGATTCGCAAGCGTCCTTTGTCAAGTGGGTACATTTTATCCATAATAAGATTAATGTGGCCTTGGAAAAACCTGAGCTATCCATGGACGAAGCGATGATTAAGTATTATGAACTCTATAAACCTAAGGCTGTAAAAGACCAAGAACAGCGGAAGCGGAGAGAAAAAATCGCATTTGCAATTATTACATCAGTGATTTCCCTTTTAGGAATATATCTCTACCTTAGTAAATGATAATTGTAAAGGAAATAATATGTCTTTAATATAACTATGAAATTTGAACTTCTCATTTTTGGTGCCACAGCATTCTTCATTGCCAATACCTATTATGACGGGAAATATGTGCAAATTATGAAATCCTGGAAAAAATATTACCAAATGATTTCTATCGGGTTTGTGGGCTTGTCAGCTTATCTCTTTATAAAGAAATATCCAGGTCATTCGCGGAGTTTGTTTACGCACGCTAATGGAATCATTAAATATTTACCGATTGACAAAGACGCAACGAATTTGTTGTTTGATTTAACAGATAAAGGTAATATGTTTGCAGGACCACCGAATAGTTATGCGGTACAACAGAATCGGGTGATGAACTCGGGCTATAATAATAATAATGTAAGTATAGCGGGACAAGTGCAAGGTGCGGTTAAAGCCACGAAACGCTCCGTCAGTGAAACCAAAAAGAAATTTGTCGCTGCTCAACAAGGGTGGAAATGTGGGGCATGTAAACAACAACTGCCGGCGTGGTTTGAAGTAGATCATAAAATTCGCTTAGATAATGGCGGTTCTAATCACGTGGATAATTTAGTCGCCCTGTGTCGGGACTGTCACGGGAAAAAAACGGCATTTGAGAACCTCTAACACACTTTTGAGAAAAGTGTCGCAAAAATCAGCATACGTACGTGTATTGAATTTAATGGTAAAGTTTTGGTCCTAAAATCAGCATACGTACGTGTATTGAATTTAATGGTAAAGTTTTGGTCCAACCTTTTCCAAAAGGTTGTTAAAATGTTGGGGTTTCCTACACTTTTAAAAAGTCTGTATATATTAGACAAATGCCACCATCTAAAACCTTATACAATAATTTCAGTGAAAAGGTTTATAGTAAAACTGCTTATATCGGTACGATAGAAGTATTAGAATATATTTGTTTTATTCTTATCGTCTATTGGTACAATCCCTTTAGCATTTCTACTAAATATCCGGTCTTCACTAATAGCTTAACCCTCCTTGTTTCATTAACCTATGTCCTTTTATTTTACTTTCTCTCCGAGAAACTGTCCTTAAATAGTAATTTGGCAAGCACACCAACAGAAACTGACTTCTTAATAAAACTCTTAGCCTCAGTCGGTTTCTTTATTGGTTCGGTCATCATAATAAAATATCTCGGTGGGTTCATTGCTGACGGGCGCCTCGGTATGCTGACGTTGCTGCGTTATATTATAAAATTCAGCATTATCATCGTGGCCATTGCAGGGGTTTATACTGTATTAAAACCTTATTTTGACGTCGCTAAAAGTAGGGGGAAAGACAATAAGACAATTGCGTCATTCTTTTTTAACTTACTTATGTATTTGCCGTGTTTAGTTCTTGCCTTAATTGATTATATAAAAAATGAATACCACATTGCGACGAAACCAATGTGGCTGCTTATTTTAGCCGAAGTAGTGCTGATTGTTTTGTGGGTTATTATTCCATTGGGCCTCCACGCCTTCGCCACCAAGAATGGTCTCCAACTTTTAAAAGATCCAATTTATATCAACAAAGAGACAACTTTAGGAACGTTTGCAGAATTACACGGTACTGATATAGATACGAGCGATAATGATTCGCAAAATATTACAGAAAAATTCAACTACCATTACTCGCTCTCTTTTTGGTTTTACTTGAACCCGCAGCCCCCCAATACAAGTCCGGCGTACAATACCTTTACCAATATTTTAACGTACGGGGACAAGCCGGCGATCCAATTCAACGGGGCCTTAAATACCTTACGGGTTTTAGTAGAAAGCACACCGCCTGGTCAAGATAAGAAAACTGTTGAAATATATAAAACGAAAAACATTCTCTACCAAAAGTGGAATAATATGGTCATTAATTACGACCGGGGGACCATGGATGTTTTCTTGAACGGCGAATTAGTCGGGTCCCGACCGAGTATAGCCCCATATATGACGTATGAAAGTATTCAAGTCGGAAGCAGTAATGGTTTAGCCGGTGGTATTAGTAATGTGATGTATTATAAAGATAATGTAAAACGTGACACGATTGAAATGATGTACCAAGTATTGCGGGGGAGAGAAGAGCCAACCGTTTGAGAAAGGTTGGACCAATAAATTCACAATAAATTCACAATAAAAATAAAAATAACTAACTTTATAAATCTTTTACATTATTTATTATATACGGTCCTAATAAAAATATCTACATCTCCATCTAGCAAATCAGCGTGATTTTGTATTTTTTCATCGGACCAATCCCACCATTTAATTTTTAATAAAATTCTAATTTGTTTTTTATTAAATTTATATTTAATTAACTTTACCGGTTTTCCATAAACAAAACTATATGGTTTAATATTCTTCATAATATAGCTATTGCTTGCAATGTTCACTCCGTCGCCAATTGTAATACCTGGCATAATAGTTACATTAGAACCGATCCACACGTCATTGCCGATATTTACTGAACAAGAACAGCTACTTAATGGTATTATCCATTTGTTATCTTTTGTTATAATACTGCCTCCATTTAAATATATATTCACATTTTTACCAATAGTACAATAATTCCCAATATTCAGTTTTGATTCTTTTGAGCCCCAATGTATTATAGGGTCGCCTGTTGTATTTTTACCAAACATTATTGTTATATACTTTCAAGTATTCTTATTCTTATCCTTATCCTTATTTGTAATATAATATAATAAGCTAACTTTGTTTCAATTTATATAAAAAATGGGCGATTGAAATAAGAAAATGTACAATAATATTTTTTCTTATTTTTTATGTTTACGTAACATACGTTTCTTTATTGTTTTTTTATGTTTATGTAACATACGTTTCTTTATTGTTTTTTTATGTTTACATAAAACACGCTTCTTTATTGTTTTCTTATGTTTACGTGATTTCATATACCTATTTGTTTTTCTTCGTTTAATGTGCTTCTGTTTTTTACCCCCACCCCCACTCATAATACTAATGGTTTCTTCTAAAATTTTAATAATTTCAGGATCTTCTAACAAGGCTAGAAATTTATCTCTGCTCTCTACGTCTATTGTTTGAATATATTTTTTATACCCTTCTACAGTTGGACCATTAATATCTTCTACAGTGGCAAAATACCTTTGAAATACTATTCCAGTAACAGCCTTTTTTAAACGTTCCTGTGTTTTTTCTTCATGTATTTTGTCTTCATCTTGAGGAATTACTTCTTTCATGGAGCTAAGTGTATTTTATTGATCTGTAAATAACCAAAATTGTGGTTTGAATAAAAGTAACATTTATGTATGTATGTATGTATATATTATACACTAATATAATATATACTATTTACTCCCTTTGTACATTTAGCAATTTAAATGTACAAAGGGTAAAAATAAAGCGTATACATAATAAATTTACAAGTAATTTTTAGCCCAACCTTTTCGCTCTTGCTTCGCTCTTGCTTCGCTCTTGCTTCGCTAACAAAAGGTTGTATTTTTGGACCAAACCTTTAAAAAAGGTTGTATTTTTGGCCCAACCTTTTTTAAAGGTTGTATATATAATGAATACCGCTTCGCCATATCTCAACTACATTAACAACAACCAAAAAATGTCCGGTGGAGTTAATACAAAACAAGGCTTACCACCGACCATTGGGCACGGGCAGTTTTCCATCAATACTATTAAGAAAAACGCCGGGTACTGTTCATGCGTCCAAGCCCTTTATCAACCTAATACGAATAAAGTCCTACCGAGTGTGAACTTGCCATCATCTAGGGCTTAATACATGACAAAATATAAACAAGTTTAGTAATAGTTATTACTAAATTGTTACTTTGGCTACTCTACGTCTTCCATAGTTAGTTTTATTACGTTTAGCCAGTTTATAGGCCTTCTTTGTATGGTTACAGCCTTTATCTAAGATGTGGAAATCAACCGCACTTGCCTTCCCACCAGTCACTGAACTTGCTAGTCGGGCGACCCCCCACGATTGAGCCGTTTGGTTTGGCCGTGAGCCTGACGAAAAATAAGCCCCTTGCCCTTTTTTAATAATTTGGTTAAGAGCATTTATAGAACAACCTGTGGCCTTTGCGAATTCTTTGGTCGGACCAATCTTATCCACATTATACACCCGTCTGGCTTTTAAAATATGTTTGGAAACCTTATGTTTATAAGACGGCAACGCTTTCCTAGTGTAATATTTTTTTTGTTTATACAGTTTCCGAGATTTTTTCAACATATTCGCTTGTTGCTTCCGGTCTTTCTTTGTTAAACCTGAAGGAATATACCTTAACGGGACGGTTAACATACTTATATAATATACTTTTTATTAAAAACTTTTAATTTTAAAATATAGCAAAAAAATAAATTATAAATATTTTCTATTAAAATAAATTTCTGAAAAAAAGTAGTTTTCAGGTCTGGCCGACTTTTTTCAAAAAAGGACATTTTAAAAATGTCCAAAAACGAAAAGGGCCTTTTAAAATGGCGAAGTTTTTTTTTGAAAAAGTGGTTTTGCTTGGA